TGTAGGATACAAGTCTTTATATGCCTTTACATGTACCTCATCGTACGGTAAACCCTCATGTAGTTTAGATGCTTTATTGAATACAGATAACAGGTTAGACACAAGAGGTCCACTCATTGTTCCTGACGCTTTACCTTCCTTGTCTTTTAATTGTAACTGTCTATCAGACAATATTTTTGCTTCACCTAGATTCTTTGGTTTCCATGACCATGATGTATCAGTGCCAGCATTGAAGAATTTGTTTGATGTTTTATTCTCTGCATCATATAAAGTCTTTAACTGATCGTTGCTTAATGAATTGTTTGATGTGCTGTCTGTGGTTGGTTGATAACCTTGGTTTAGTGCATCAAAAGCATCAAATGCCTGTGATGATGTAGCACCTGGGTTGGGTATAAAACTGTCAGTAAGTTGTGCCATAACAATACCATAGGTGCATTGTTTATACACACCAGAACGTAACTTATCTAATTGGTTTGCCCTCTCAGGATAAGTGACCGACTCTATCTGATAGAAGTTTCTTTCTGGATCACTGCGACCAACGTTTGCTTGTGCATATGTGTACGTTGCCCGACTATCCTGTTCACATAACAGGTCCATGGACTTAAAGTTCCATCCATGTTTGTTCTCCCAGAATAAGAATCCACTCTGATCTTTACCTTTACCTTTGGTTTTCTTCCCTTTACCTTGTTTCCTAGTAACCTTATCAGATATGTAAGAGATAAGATCAAGAGGACGCCAGTTAGGTGACAATACATTCATAGAAGAATGTTCCTCCACATGCAACTTCTTATCTGATTTTAAATTTCCTTTGACCATCATCCCAACGATATCTACCTTACCAGAGACAGGTCCAAACTGTCCGAACGCACGGTTCGCTTCATTCTGATATATCTCAGGTGATGCACAATGTAGAATGTATAACTTTGATCTCTCTTGTTTTACTACTGCTCCTATCTTGTATATCTGTAATGAATTTTTGATTCTAGAACCTTTGTACATAGTAGATTCAAATGTTATATCAATCTGTTCACTACCTAGTATCTGATCATCAAACTGGATAGTATCTAAGATAGTAAAATCACATCTTATGAATGCAGAATCTATCGACTCATACCAGTTATATTCACTGATAATTTCCCTGATGTCTATATTCTCACCATTAGAAAGGATGACATCAACTTTGGTTAGTTTATAACTCTTAGCGGTACTCATGAGATCTCAACTGGATTAGATGCAACATCAGCAAGTAAACCGAACCTTGGTTTGACATATGCATTAGCAGGGATCACGTATGGTGAACCACCACCTGTGATTATTGGTGGTGGATTTATTGGTTCAGTTGATAGATCAATAGGACCTAAATCTCCTGCTACCACTTGGAATGATGATTCGTTTGACTCTACATCTTTCAATGATGATTCATTTATAGAATCACCTGACATAATATTCTGCGCTATCTGTTGTGTCTTGCTAATTATATTCTTAACTGTGTTCTGTACTGAGGATACCTCTTTTATTTGTGGTGTTAAATTGTTTGACTCAAATGCTGCTTTGATTGCATTAGTATAGTCAGTTCCTTTTGTACCGAAGGAATCTGAACCTACTGTTCCTTCCTTTACATATGTCTTAGCACCCTGCCATCCTTGGTTATGTGCGTATGCTAGTATCTGTAATTTTCTAAGTGCATCTGCTTCTGCATATTCTTTCACTGAGGAAAGATAGTTGTGGTTAGCGATAGTGTATCCAGCGAACAATCTCTCTTGCATAGTTTTATTGTTTCTGAACATGACACGCATGAATTTATTAGGATCGTCACTATGACCTGGATCCTTCTGGTTCATGATGCGAGCACCATCCATCTTAGCAAGTTTACCCATCTGATATCTACCATCATACATGTCATTGTTACCACCATATACTTTATACTTACCGCTTGACTCTATACCAGCGATAGTATCTCTAAATATATCCCATGTTTTCTTGTCTGCACCTATCTTACTTTCAATTTCATTATAAGGAATTTGTGGTGCACTTATCACATTACCAATAGATTCTAGTAGTCCACCCGCTGCCATGGGTGCAACATTAAATCCAGCAGACTTTGCTTGTAGTAGTCTAGTGTTTGTCAACCCAGGACTTGTTCTTGTTGCTGGTGTGTCATAAGGTACAACAAATGCTTGTCCAAGTGGTCCTCCACCTACTGCCATCTCAGGTGTAGCAACATACTCTGTACCATGTCCTATGAATGAGGTAGATTTACCACCATCTAATGACACAGGATATCCCGACATAGGACCTTGTATCCAACCACCCTTTGCTAATGCTGGTTTTTCTTCTTCTTTCTCTTCACCACCACCAAGGACGTTTCGATTCAAGAAACCAGCAAGACCACCCTGTTTCCCAAATGCTGTGACAGCATTATCATCCTCTTTGACCTCTGTTAGATCTTCTTTCTCGACATCTTTCATCTGGTTTAACAACACTGCACCACCTACGATAGCAGCACCACCTAAGAGTAATGGACCTAACCCTATACCAGACACTAATGCCATCAGTCCTTTAATTAAACCACCAATACCAACGAACAATCCTTTTAGACCAGTAATTAACTTACCAGATTTGAATAGAGTTAGTACACCCTTGGCACCAGCAAGACCTAACTTTGCCATCATCACAGGTTTAAAGAATAGTCCTAGTGCCACCATGAACTTTCCTAAACCAAATATCTTACTGAATATATTAGGGTTATTAAAGAAATCAGTCAACCCATCCAATCCAAAACTGAATACAAAACCAGCAACCTGTGCAAAGAACTTAACCATATGTCCTATACCTTTGATAAGACTTGACAACTTCTTAACTGAATTAGGACTCGACATCCATTTGAATACGCTATATCCTATAAACTTAGTGAAGAGACCAGCAAATAGTTTTGCTATACCTTCTAAGAAACCAAACGCTGCCTTAGCAACCTGTTTGATAACAGGAACACTTTTCTTTACTGTGGTCTTTTCTTGTTTCTTCTCTGAAAGTTCGTCCGCTTGCTTACCTTTTTTTACCTTTTCCTCTTTCGCTACACTCTTTCTTAACTTCTTTTCATTATCCAGATGATCTTTTCTTTGATCAAGTAACCCCTGCATATTGGATATACTCTTCAAAGAATATGTTTGGAATGATTCTTTTAACTCTTCTGTAAGAACTGCAATACTATTAACAGTAGCACCCATACTATTAATCGCACTAATATTCTTAGTGAAATTGATAGTAGGTTGAGTGACAACCTTATTTCCAACCTTAACTGTGATGCCACTTTTCTTCATGACACCAGAGTTTACCATTTTATATAGTCTTGCTTTTGCCATTATGTGATTAAGGGACTAACTGATTTGGATGCATCTAGGACTCTTGGTGGAGGAGTTTGTACAGAACGTATTATCTGCTGCCTCATTACCATAAGTCTTGTAGTTCTCGTAGTTTCTTTACTACGTTGAACCCTTGCTTCCGATGAAGATGTAAGAGTACCTACCTTGTTATTTATCGTGGGTGTAGGTAATGTTGTAGTATTGGTTTCATTAACTTTAAGATCCAGTACAGGTGAAGCAAGACTTGTCATAGGTGTTGCTTGATTATGTTGTACGCCTTTGAACAAATTATGTAACTGTTCGCTGTACACACCTGGATTTTTCTTACCTTTAACTCTCTGTCCTAGATTCTCTGTTGGTTCAACCATACCACCCTGTGCCATCTCTTGCGGTTTCCCATTGATTGTAGAGGAACCACTAAGTGAATCCTCTACAATTACACCATTTACTATGGATATCTTTGATTTTACTATATTTTCTACACGCTTTGGATTTAAATCTCTAAGTAATGGTCTCTCTGATAATCCCATCGCAGGAGCGAGTGGATCTTGTATCTCAGTTAACTTCTTGACCCCAGGGGTCTTTGCCATCCCTTTTAATAATAGATTACCAATATAGTCACCAGCAATACCACCAACTGCACCTGTAAGAAATCCAGTGACACCACCAAAAGGAGCACCAAGTGCAAAACCAGCAGAGTATCCTAGTAATCCAGCAGTTGCATTTATAAGAGCATTGATAGGAGACTCACCCAAACCATAGTTTATGAGTCCCATGACTGCTGCTATAACTTTATCAATACCACCTATTTTAAATCTATCCTTAGCACCCTTTAAGAACTTACTTAAATCTTTCATTTCTTTGCTGGTTATCGCTGCTTTTACAGTCGTCTTAGCAATATTCTTTGCTTTCTGAACATTCTTTAAGTTTAATAACTTCTTAATTGTAGGGTTCTTCTCAATAACAGGTTTAAGAGTATCCTTTAACCTTGTTTGTACCGTTGATGCTAATTTCTTAGGATCTTTAACAAGTTCAGCAAGGTTGCTTATATTCTTTGCTTGGTTTTTACCCCAGTTGTATGCTGTTTTTCCGTGTTTCGTTACAAACTTATTTGCCTTCCCTGCAATATTCTTTACATTACTAACAATAGATGACTTTGTATTCTTTGCCTTCTCTATGAAGTTGCCTATGTTAGAACCTATGTTACTACCTAGGTTACTAAGACCAGCACGAATATTCTTTACTTTCTTGACCTGAGTCTTAGCAAACTGTTTGGCACGATCCTTCAAACCAACTTTACTACCAGTAATCTTTACTTTTGGTCTACCCTTTACCTTTCCACCTTGTCCCTTTGTTACCTTTGGTCCTTTAACGTTGAAAACGTTCTTGACTTGCTTTAATATTTGTCCAAGTCTCTTCATCATCTTGACATCACCTACAAGTTTCCATGGCATCAATACTCTTGACGCTGCCCATAGTGTTGAGAGTCCACCTACTATCTGGAAGACACCAAACATCTTGTCAAATACTTTACCTATACCTTTACTATCTGGGTTAACACCAAATACTCTGGTGATACCATCCATCGTCTGTGATATACCAAGACCACCTAACTTCATGGCAAAACCTACTATGCCACTAACTGCTTTGAGTACTGTTGATGCTGCCTTAGTATTATTAGGATCTGCCAACCACTTAAATGCACCATAAGTTAAGAAAGTTGTAAATGCTGTACTAAGAAACTTTATGAGAGGTGCTATACCTTTCATAAACTTTCCAAACCATGACATTTCCTTCTCTTCGTCCTTTGCTAACTTCTTACCTTTGTCTTCGTCGTCATCGGCATTCTTTTCCTGTAAAACCTCAGACTTTTTATCCTTTTTCTTACCTATCTCTGTATATGATGTTAAAGGTTTGATTATGTCAGAACGATGTAGATGCTCGTCATCGTTTATCTTCTTCTCTTCTTCTACAAATGCTGTGGTAGCATCTGCATGAACCATCATAATCTCTCTAAGATCTTCTACTATTGTACCAAAATATGAAACTGCTCCACCTAGTCTGTTTTGACCGACTATAAGAGGACGCATCGCTTTGACCTGTGTCGAATTACCACTAGGCGGTTTGATGCTAATATATTCTCTTAGTGTTGCTGCCATTAGATAGAGGATTTACCTTTATTCTGTTGTGCTTTTATGCGTGCTTCTTCTTCCTTTAAGTGTGCTATCAATAGGTTAATATAAACATCACGTTCCCAAGGAATCATATCGTTCAATTCCGTCAGACTATACTTGTGATGCTGCATTAATGCAAAGTTTGTCTTATAGTGATTCATAAGACTGTCATGCATTAATGCTACCCGAAAAAAGCAGCAAGTCCTTCTAACTTCACTTCATTAATAACTTTGGTTTTAGGATTCTCTACTTGTAAGGTATGCGTTAACTTAGGCATAGTCTCAAAGAAGTTCTGGATCTTGGCGAACTGTGCATTATTCATATCACCTATAAAGTCCTTTGCTTCCTTCACTGTGAAAGAATCATAGATCTCATCTCCATCATATACTTTATCAATACAGTCTGCTGCAAGAGCAAATACGTCATCAACATCAGGATCATCCATCATATTGCGATCAACGAACGCATCCAGTGCAGGATATTTCATTTGAATCTTGATGTCGTCACTTAGTGGTATGATACTCTTATGACCTTTTGGTACGTCTATGCTGACTTCGTTTAAGTCAAGTCTGACTTCTACCTCGGTCTTACCGTCATCCTCACATACTACTTTGAACTCACTCTCTTCTCCAACTGCTTTGGATCTGATCTGTAAGAACAAATATTCTAGTTCAAATGTTGGTAGACTATCTACACTTTTCAAATCAGTACAAGATTTTAATATAGTCTTGACTGCCTTGATCATTTCTTTCTCCTTCTGTGTCTCCATTGCGAGATACAGTAGTTTCTCTTCTTTTACGAGAAATGGACGAAAGTTAACCTTCTTTCCGCTGACTGGTAACTTACAGTCATACTCAGGCACTACAAGTTTTGGTAATGGCATGATGAATTTATAATATCAATTTTATTTATACCAGTTACGAGAATAAGTTATTCTCTAACATATAATCACTTATCTTGTTCTCTGGTTCATAGTTGTCTAGATAGTCAGCAATACTGGTATCTTTATAGTGCTGAGGTTTAACATATATGTCTGATGTCGGTCTCATTGCCTCTGGAAATATTTGATCAAATCTATATCTCTCAAAATAGAATGACACATCCATGCTTAATAGATTTACCTGTTCGTTGTCTAGGGACATCTGACCAACGTTATATGGGAAAGCACCAAACAATTTGTACATACCTGTTGCTTGCATTGCTTCGTTCCCAATATTCTCCCACTTGACAATTTCTATATCACAGACATAATCATCGTAGAATGCTACTGTATTATCTGAATCAGACGCTGTTTGATGCATCCAATGCTCAAAATATGCTCTATGTTTATTATCTTTACTAACTAAGAACTGCATATTAACTTCTGAGTTAGTCTGTCCTGTCGCATATCTCCTAATCTGACCTATATTATTGAGTTCACCAGTTGTTACTGCTCTACTAGGTAGGGTGACGCTAGTTGCATAGTAATCAATAGTTCTCATTGCATCTATTGTCTTATTAGAGTCATACAAATCATTCATAAGTTTAGGAACTGGCAGGATGACTTGAAACAGGTTACTGGTCGCTGGCATAGAACCAGCAGACCTACCGATAGTCTCTCTAAAATCTTTAAAACTGTTAACAGTGGGCATTACAACCTACTCCATATGTAACTACTAGGTATCTCAACATAGACTCCACCAATTCTCCTAACAAACTGTTCTGTTGGTAATGGTACGAAGTCAACAAGGTCAGAAGGAGGAACTAACATCATATTAGTTGCTCTTCCCATAAAGTATTTATGATGGCAACGCATAGGATACGATATAGAACCACTTCCCCATGTTTTCGCTATGCTTAGTCGTGCGGTTGGGCGTAGATAATGTAAGTTACCACCAGAGAATTGCTTGTTTATAGGGTCGATGTCAATAACCAGTGTCATAGGGAACTGATCATAGAACGGTAAGTTATCTGTTGCTGCATTATATGCATAATAGATGACATCACCAACTTTAAAGTCAAGAGGTGGACTTAACTTACTGATTAAGTTAGATCTATACCACTCTTTTGACTTTGCTGATCCACCTGTGGAATCTTTAATATCCTCAAATACACTCATACCTTCAACTCGTGTTCTGTAAGTATCCTAAATTGCATACGTCTGTCTTTACAGTATTCTACTGCTGCTTTCCACTTTGCTTCATTAACTGCATACGTCTTAATCTCAGTTATATACTTCTTTGTACGTTTGCGTTGTTTATTGGGAGGTGTCGTCTGCTTATTAGGTTTGACCTCAATAATAAACTTCTGCGACCCCCCAGTTTTAGTCCTCGCTCGGACGTAAAAGTCTGGGAAATAGCGATGCACCCTCCCATCAAGAGGACTGACGTAAGGTATAATGATCTCCTCACTGCCCCATTCCACGACATTTTCATTCTTGTCGCACCATACCATGAACTTTCTTTCCCATAAACTTCTATAAATAATGGTAGTAGGGTCTCCCTTGTATTTATTTTTATTAGTAGGTCTATAACGTCCAGAATACGCCATGTCATCAAAACAACGATTAATGTACCCAAATGCCAGTCCCAGAGGACCTGGTGTGGGAGATGAAGGAATAAAAGCAGAAGCACAGTATTCTACTGCACAAGTAGATTACTTAAAATTCACGGTGTATGATCCAGAAAAAGGTGCTAATCCATATAACTATGTAGCAGGACCTCTTGGTGGAGGTAAGGGTGCCAAGCAAGATGGTGGTCAAACTTTCAATAAGAACAGCATATTTAAGACAATATATCTCTATCTACCACACCAATTAAAAGAAGCATATGGTGTAAACTATGAGAAAGCATCAATCGGTGCCTTTGGTAGTGCAGGAATAGAAGCGATACAGAGTGGTGCAACAGATACAGATAAAATAGCAGAGAAGTTAAGTCAAGCAGCAGATAGTGGTAAAAGTGAGATAGCATTTAGTGCTATCGCTGGTATCTTTAACGGTACAACAGGTACATTAGGATTAGAAGGTAATGTTTCAAAAAATGGCATATCTGCTCTCTCAAAGGGAAGAGTATTCAACCCATATGAAGAGACTGTGTTTAAGGGGGTCAACTATCGCTCTCATTCTTTTGATTTTGATATGTCACCTCGTAATCCCGCAGAAGCAGAAGAAATCCAAGGTATAATCAGTTGTTTTCGTGAAAGTATGCTTCCAGATACTAATGGAGCAAACGCTCGTTGGTTATCTATTCCTAGATTCTTCCGTACAGAGATAGTACGTTATACACCTAGGGGTTTTGGTAATGATATTGTAGGAGAAGGTCTTAATAAACCAGCAGCACTCAGTAGTCTACTAATATTCCCAACAAATTTAGTGTTAACCAATATGAACGTCGATCTTGCCCCATCAGGTCAAAATACATCCTTACGTAGTGGTTTCGATGATGATGATTATGGTCCAGCATCATATCGTATGAGTCTAACATTTGACGAGACTGCATTTGTTACTCGTAACATGGTTACAGGTGTTAATAGAGATCCCGCTGCTAATCTAGGTACAAAGAAAGGTGCTGCTAATCTAGGTACATCTGGTAAACTTAGATCATCTAATCCTAAGGGTCAACTTAAAATAGATAGATCAACCAACTCTGGTCTAGGTAGAAGAGTCAATCGTCGTGGGAGGGAAATCTAATGTCTTATTTTTCATATTTACCAAAAGTTCAAGTTAGAACATCAACGTTTAGACAGAATAACGTTGAACCTTTTATAGTTGCACGCAACATATTCAGAAAATGCAGTCTTATTGAAGATATACAAGAAAGTGTTCTTGGATTTCAACAATATAATATAGCAAACAACGAAAGACCCGACCTTATAGCAAATGAGTTATATGGTGACCCTTTATATGATTGGGTTATATTGTTGTGTAATAATATAGTCAATATATACGACGATTGGCCAATGTCAGAGGAGGAACTCCAAACTTATGTAAAAACCAAATATAGGTTTGCCACTGGTGTTCACCACTATGAAACTAATGAAATTACAGAGTTAGATAGCGATACTATACTCATGAAGTCAGGAATTCAAGTAAATGAGAATTGGACTTATACTAGATCAGATGGCACTGTTGTAGCAAACTCAAATTTCCCAGTTTCCAATTATGAGTACGAAAAGAGCGTAAATGACTCAAAAGCGAGTATTTGGTTATTGAAACCACAATTCGTAGAAGACTTTGTAGAGGAATTTGAAGAATTGATGAAATATGCTCCAAATGAAGAAATTGACGAAGCAAGTGGAGTTAAGATAACACCTAATATCATCAAAGAGGTCTTTATAACACAAAAAGACCAATATTCAACAGAATATGGTCTTACACCTTCGCTCAGTTTTGCATCTTCTGTTGAATTGGTCAATAAGACAGTTACGACTACTACGACCGAAAGTGGTGCTACTACAACTACAACTATTACATCAACTGATGTCAACTCATCAGGTGTAGTTGCAGGAACCACAGATTCGTCTTCTACTGCATCAACAGGAACGACTGATACTTCATCTTCTACTGATTCTAGTTCTAGTAGTTCAAGTTCTAGTTCCTCTGGATCTAGTTCTTCTGGCGGTTCTTACGGTGGTTACTAGACTTACTTTTGATTTCTAACATTATCCAACGTGGTAGATAAAATATACAAAAGGCAGAAAACCAGAATATAAGCAATATACCCAAATGTGCAACTCTATTAGAGTTGACTATCAATCCTAGTGTGACAAGTCCTATCCATGTATAGTCCAAAGTGCCATGGAGACGATACCACACGTTTTCACCTAATTTCTTAATTACCTTCTTTCTCAAATTATCGAAGAAAGGAGATATGTGTCTCATCATGACAAAACCCTCATTAAAGAACATGAGGGTGAAACCGATCCAAAATATCATTAGTAACGATCTGGTATATTTGCTTTATATGCTTCTGGGGTGTGATCCTTGAATTTGTCGTGATTGCCGTCCCCAGGCATTTTGCCATATGCAACGTATTGTATTGCTTGTAGAGAACCTTCCAATCTTTTCAGATCGTTCTCGTTCTTGACATACTCTTCATACCAACCTTTTATTTCATCTTGTCTGGCATTGAGTTGCATTGTACGCTTAGTGAAGCGTTGAATTAGTTGTTCGTAGTTTTCAGTAGGTTTAGTCACGTTGTCTCCAATCATCAGGTTTGTCTCGGTTGAACCAATCGTTAATATCGTCTGCACTGTTAAACCCCTCTTTATGGTTGGATGGGTCGGGGTCACCTAATCCCATCCTATTCAGAAAATCATCAGTTGACCCTTTTTTCATATCTGGGTTTGCTGCTCTTTGTCGTGCTTGACGCATCCATGTAGCAGCAGTTGTATTTGCCTTTGCGAGTTTATTCGCCCATATCATTTCCCGCAAGGGAACTTCATCACCAGCAACGATCGACTCACAAATTCTTTCTAATCGTTTTCGGTATTGGGTTGATAGCATTTAAAGTTCTGATTCTAGTTTTTCTATGTATGATGCTTCTTGACGTGCAGCATGAGATCTATCATGGAGCACATGTCGAATATCAGTCATAATAACTTCGGGATCAATATAGTCATCTAGGTACTTATCTATCGCTTCTTTAAGATAGCGATATCGGTGCCACTCGATGCTATAAGTTTTGTAGTGTTCGTTCTTACCGCAAGACATGATGTTAATTTATAAAAACCCTGGGGGCGAAAAATTACCGCGAATTTTTTGCGCCCACTTTTTCATTTCAAAAGTGAAATAATATATGGGTCAATGATGATGGTGGTGAGGAGAGTGGTAACGTTTGTACTGTCGATGACAGTTGACCCACTTACTTCTCCTCTCCCATTTACTTGTCCTAGGAACCCAACGACGTCCGTCATAGTACCCAGGAATCTCGTAATGATAATCGTAATCCACTCGGTAGCAACCATCGTGTTCATTATAATAGTAACCTCTGTCGTATGAACGATAATGTTCACTTGTAAAGGGTTCCCAAAACTCCTTCCAAGTTAATGCTTGGGTAGGAGTTGCAAACGATAGTGCTGCGAGTGCAACCACGATTCTCTTCATTACTCTTCTGCTAGTTTAGCGAAGTAGGATAGATCAGGATCTTCCTCTTCTTTCAATGATGATACTGCATTACCGAACCCTGGTGTTGGAGTAGTAGACACTTCTGCAACTGGTTCTGTAATCTTATCTTCATAATCTAAACCGTCTTCCTCTAATGAAGCAGCACGATTAGTCTTACCAAGCACTAGATTCAATCTTGTTTCTAGTTGTTCGTATGACTTGAAGTTCTTAGAATCAGTGAATGAGTTTAAACTAAACTCCTGATTGTAGATCTCCTCTAACTTACTGTCTTCAAAGTTACCGAGTGTTCCTTTGGAAGCAAACTCAGAACGGTCATAGTTCCAGTACCCATCTTGCTTGACTATCTTTAATTTGAAGTCAGCACCTTTCCAGAAACAGAAAGGATTGATTGGGTCCTCATCTTCAAACTGAGGTTTCATTGACTCAGCAATCTTATCATGAATCTTCTTCCCATACTTGTAAAGGAATACTCTTCCTTCGTTCTCAGGATGAAGTGGATCTTTGACTACGTATATGTTTGAGTAGTAAGATAACTTACGCTTTTGTTTTCTTGCAACATCTTTGTCGGAATCTAAACCAGAATTCCAGAGCACGCGGTTGAGGTCACCGACTGGATCTTGCTGACCAAGAGTAGTCAACGAGTTCTCGATGTACCAACCACCAGGACCCTGGAATGCGTGAGAAAAGACTTGTGCCCATGGTAGATCCTCCTTTGTAGGAGCAGGAAGGAATCTGATTACTGCGTAACCATTCCCTGCTTTGTCCACCTCTGGTTTCCAAAGACGCTCGTCGGGACCTTTGCCCCCGCCTTGCTTAGTCATCTTGTCTAATTCTTTTGTTAAAGAACTGATAGATGAACTGCTAGACTTTTTAAGCGATGAAAAAGACATCTGTATTCTCCGTATTGTTGTTGTATTTGGTTTGTTCGCCACCATATATGATGGCATACTATTTAGGTCTTGTCAACCCCTTATATTTGGAAGTCGTGACCTTCCTTGCCATCCGTCAAGTCCTTCTTCCAACCTAGTAGTTTGTCTTCCATGACTTGTAAAATGTTCAAGAGGTTCCCACCTCCTGAGTACATTGATGACATCTGATCTATCCTTTCTTTCATCTCTCCGATCTCTGATTTCTCCTCAGCATCCTCACTATTTGCTTCTACATATCCTGCCATCAGTTGCAGTCTTGAATAGAATACCTTCTGTTTAGCAATAAGATCTAATGTCTTTTCAATATGTTCTATCCTTGCTTCCTTGTCAAAGGATTGGAATCCCTGTGACATCTGCAACAGTTCAGTGTATGTCTCTTGGAGATCATCTAGTTCTTCTTTAACGACTTCCGATTTAAAAAAGTCTTCGTCATCTATACTCATAAGGGTAACACTCCACGACTGGTTCGTTTAATACAGTTTAGTTGTTGTGCATTTGCTTTGATCTTATCTTTGAGGGGTTTAGATATAAGTTTATTGACTCTCTCAATCTCGATCTCATACTCCTCACATACAGATGCAACTGCCTCAATATAATTTATAAGACCATTATTGTTCTGTACTAGGGTCTCAACAAGACCACTGAACTTATTCTGTGTCATAAAATTCTCTTCAAGATCCTTCATGATGCCATACCCTCTAAGTAGTAACGAAATTCTTTAATCCATTCACATAAGACATCAATGTAAGGTGTCTTGTCATACTTTTCTACTACCTGTGTCTGTCCGTCTTCTGCCACAGAAATAGTAACAAGTTTCTTTACTTCACACCCAGTCCTTTCCCAATACATGTAAGCATATGCTGCTTCCTGTACAAAGTATTTGTGCAACCACTCCTCACGTTTGAGTGCCTTAGTTGTTTTGAAATCTATTATAGCAAGTTCCCCATCAAACTCAGCAATGCAATCGACACGACCAGCAATACGTAAATCGTCAGAGTAAAGAGGTGCTTCAATAGCGTGAACATTATCAATACGGTCAAGAACCTCACGACTAAACCCAAAAAGGTACTTGGGAAGACCCTCGCTTTTGTCCACCTCTTCAAGGTTACCTTGCAAGTAGTTCTCAACGATGCCATGATACTTTGTTCCTCTTAATGATGATGTACGACGAACCTTCTCCGCCTCTTCAAATCCTACACGTTCTTCCCATGCTTTCAGTGTGGCACTACTAATGTGACTCACTACTGTGGTAACAGATGGATACCATTGGTCGTCGGGAGTCTTATAGAATCTCCTCCCTTTCACTTGGGTTGCTGATAAAGGTTTGAGTTCAGCAGCAGACCCCACATGATTAAATGTTTTCATTAAGTTTGAAATCCTAGGTTAATTTTACTTACGAGATACTCTCTTACCATACCAGATCTTACAATGTCTTCAATACCAAACTCAGTACATGAGAATGATGGCATTGTTTGTAGTATCTTCATGAAGTCTAGCACT